CCATGGCCTGCAGGCCGTAGAAGTCGGTCAGCCCGTCCGCATCCGCCTCGTCGGTCCAGGCCAGCCAGAGCCGCTGGACGCGATCCCGCAGGGCCGCATCCTCGATCAGCGACGAGGGCTTGATCCCGTCGCCGACGAGGTTCGCGGCGAAGGCCTCGCAGGCGTTCGCCGCATAGCCGTTGGTGACCACGAGCTCGCGCGCCCGCGCCAGCAGTCGCGGCCCGCCCGAGGCCACCAGCGCGTTGATGTTCTCCAAGGGCGGGTTCCAGCCCCGCAGCCGGCGTCGCGCCATGGCCCCCTCGAGGCGGGCGCGCAGTCCGGAGGGACCGTGGCTCCGGGGGAGCCGCGTAAGCCCGGAGGACGCGGGGCCGCCGGTCGCCCGGCGGCGGAACCTGTCGAACAGCCCCATCGATCAGAGCCCCTTGCCGGTCGTCACACGGACCTGCCGCACGATCCGCCGCCCCTCGGCAGCCGCGATCTCCCGCTCCAGCGCCTCGATCGCCCGGTCGATCTCGGCCAGGCTACGGTACTCCACGGTCTTGCCGTCGTAGCTCACGCGGGCCACGCCCGAGGACCGCTGCGCCAGAAGCGCCTCGCGGCGGGCGCGGAGGTCTGCGGCCGTGGCCATCGGATCACCTCATGTAGCTCGAGCGCACCATGCGCCGGCGAGATGCAATGCGCGGAGCGGTCGGCGCCGTGGTCGGCGTGGCTCCCTCGGGCTTCTCGCCCGCCGTTACCCCCAGCTGCGCCTCGAGATCGGCCCATCGCGCCTCGGGCCAGCGGTCGGCGCCGGCGATCCAGGCGGCGGCGCGCGCATAGACCCGGCAGTCCAGCGCCTCGTTGCGCTCGCGCAGCTTCTGCCATTCGAGCCGCGCGAAGCCGCGTTTCGTGCGCACGGTGACCAGCTGCTCGGCGGTCAGCTGCTTGAGCCATTCGCCGTCCGCCCAGTCCGGCAGGTGGATCGTGCCGGGCGGGCACAGAGCGCCCACCGCCTGTTCCTCCCTCGTCGGCCGGTCCTGCCGCAGGAAGCGATAGGTCTCGGCCTTGAAGGTCGAGGTGGCCACGGTCCAGAGCCGGGCCCCGCGCCGGAGCCGCTTGCCCGCGACGGTCGCGTCGACATAGGTCGGCCCGGTCACCGGGCTCGTCCGGGTGAACCCCTCGACGCCCTTCACCGGCGCAACCTGCGCGAACCCGACCTGGCGCGACCAGGCATAGACCGCGCTGGTCTCGTAGCCCGTGTCGATCGCGAGCCGGGCGAGCGACAGCAGCTGCCCCGAGGCGTGCGTCCAAGTCCGTCCGAGCAGATCCGTCAGCTGCTGCCAGCAGGCCGGATCACCGGGGCCGCCCTCGAGCACGAGGTGATCGATGAGCCAGCTTTCCAGGCCGCGACCCCAGGCCCAGACGTCGACCTCGATCCGGTCCTTCTGGACGTCGGCGCCCGCGGTCAGGAACAGGCCGCGCTCCGGGACCGTGCCCGGCGTCCATGCCTCGCGCCGGTCGGCCAGCCGCTGCCAGTCGGGCGCTTCGCCGGTCTCCATCCAGGTCTCGCCGAGGATGGTGTTCCGGAACGCCCGCATCGCCTCGTCGCTGCCCCGTGCGGCCTCATGTGCCCGCGCGATCCGCTGCCAGCTGAGCCAGCCGACCGGCGAGTAGAGCGCCGAGAGGTGGTAGCCGACCGTCGCCGGATCGGCGGCCGTGGCGGTCGCACGCCACTCGCCGCGCTCGAGCATCCTCGTCTTGTGGTGCTCGGCGATGGGCCGCTCGCAGCCCTCGCAGAGATACTCGGCCGTCTCCGGCCGCCCCTTTTCCCAGCGCAGCCGCTCGAACTTCAGCCACTGCATCGCGTCACAATGCGGGCACGGCACGAAGTAGCGCCGCTGGTCGGACGCCTCGAACTCCCGCTCGATGCGCGACAGCCCCCGGATCGTCGGGGTCGAGACAAGGAACACCTTGCGCCTGTGGGCGAAGGTCAGCGAGCGCGCTTCGGCCAGCGTCACCGGATCGCCTTCCTCGTCGGCCGAGGCCGGATAGGCATCGACCTCGTCGAGGAAGATGTAACGCGCCGGGGTGGACCGCAGCCCCACCGCCGAGTTCGCCCCGGTCATGATCAGGATGCCGCCCGCGAACTCCTTCGAAAGCATCGTGTTGCCCGCGTCGCGGGACCGGGCCGGTTTGACCCGCTCCCGCAGCTCGGGGCTCTCGTCGATCAGCGGGTCGATGCGCTGGCGCGAGTTCCGCTTGGCCAGTTCCACCGTCGGCTGGACCGCGAGCATCGGCCCCGGCGCCTGGTGGATGACGAAGCCGATCCAGTTGTTGCCCGCCTCGGTGTTGTGCGTCGGGATCCAGCCCTTCCCGCACAGAAAAAGGTGGCTCGGCGAGTCCACTTCGATGCAGCGCACCGGCACGCTCGGCACAGGCCGGATCGCGACGATGCGCCGGCGACGGCTTTTCCACGGCCGCCCGGACTCGATCGAGCGCATCCGGGCCCGCTTGCGCGAGAGCCGGAACATCGGCTCCTCGGCATAGGCCGTCCACGACACGCGCCAGTACTCGGCGGACGTCGTCGCGCGGCCGTCCCGCCCGAAGACCTTCCGGCGCGACCGCCCATGATAGATCGCGGGCTTGTAGCCGAGCCCGCGGAGCAGATCGACCATCGCATCGACGAGCCCCCGGTCGGCGTTCGAGAACTCGCAGCGCTTGCCGTCAGGCGTGATCGTGCCGTCGGAGTCCATCAGCCCGCGCACGAGTTCGAGCCGCTGCCATCGGCTCGCCCGCATGTAGGCGAGCGGCACGTGCTTGTTGTCGAGCACGTCCAGCTGCCTCAGCCGCGTCACGAAGCGCGACCGGAAGCAGTCCGCGAGCGAGGCGCCGTCCTCTCGGCGCATCCGGAACGTCGGGTCGATCACCACATTGGCAAGCCTGCCCTTGCGCCAGTGCGGCAGCCGGAACTCGGCCTCGACGCCGCAGGCGCGGAGGTGACCGACGATCTCGGCGTCCTCCTCGTGCAGCGAGATGTGGTTCATGATCGACGAGCCGTCTCCGAGCCAGAGCCCGAGGACGTAGGGGTGCAGGATCAGGTCCTGGTCCGGCATGTCGACCGGATCGCAGCAGTCGATGGCATAGCGCCTCCGCCTGGCCCCTGCGCCGATGATCGCCCGCCCGGCCATCTCCGCCGTGGTGAGCGTGCGCGCGGCGGGCCGGTCGTTCGTGAAGTCCCAGACCGGCCAGCGATGCTCGCCGTCCGCGACGATATGTTCCCCGTCGTCGAATGCCACCTCGAAGCAGGGCCGATCGTCGAACACCGGCGACAGGCCGGTGACCCGGCAGATGCGCCCGCGCTCGTCGTAGAGCAGATCGCCCTCGGCGATCTCGCCCATGGTCGTCCAGCCGAAGGGCGTCGGCACCGGGGTGTCGAGCGCGAGCGGCGCGCCGACCTGCGCGGCTTTCATGAACACGACCCGCTGGGCCGGGTCGCCCGGGCTCAGCCGGTCCATGATCTCCCGCATGTAGGGCGTGCGCGCAGAGCGATAGCGGCCGGGTTCCGCCGAGGCCCGCGAACCCAGCCGCCGATGCCGGTCCGCCCATTGCGAAACCGTCAGGTCCGGATCGGGACGGATGCCGCTGCGCCATGCCCGAAGAAGTCCCTCCGCTCCGTCGAAGTCGACCGCACTCTCATCCGAGCCTCGGCCGGACATCGGCGAGGCTGTCGAGCTGGGCGCGGACATGGGTTTCGAGCAGTCTCTGGATCAGCGCGGTCGTCACCGCCGGTTCTGAGGCGCCGCTCTTGGCGGTATCCTGGTGTTCGAGCGCGGTATTGAGTTCCGACGCCATCTGCGCGGCTACGCGCGCAGGCCAGGTCACCCATGCGTCGCGTTCCTCGCGCGCGAGGCGGAACACGAGCATCTCGGCACGATTGCGATCGACGAGCTCGCCCTTCTGTTTCTGGAGCCGCAGCTTGCGCTCCTGAGCTTTCATCACCTCGTTGGCGGTTTTCGCCTTCATGAACGTTGCGCCGTCGCCGACATCCGGGACGGTGACGCCGTTCTCGCGAAGCGTCTCGCCGACGGCTGCGATGGCCGCCGCCGGGACCGGCTTCATGCCGGCTGGGCGGCTCGCCGACTTCGGTCTGCTCTTCGACGGGTCCGTCGTCTCGGCCCGCCGCTTGTCGGAGGCTGCGGCGTCGATGCTGCCGTCTTCGTGCAGGACGAGCCGGCCGGCGGTCTTCGCCTTCTGGATCGCGCCCCGCGACAGCCCGACATGCGCGGCGTACTGGCGCTCGCTCATGCCCCGCATCGACGGCTCCGATTATCATTCGAAATCATGTGCTTATAGAGTTGATAAGCGCGGCGGACAGAGGGAACGTCACTTCAACGAAGCGATGCAACTCACCAAGGAGCCACCACGATGACCACCCGCCTGAACCCG